TAAATTACCAGCTATTGATATTCTTGGTTCATCTGTGTTATAGAATGGATACACTTGATGATGCAAACTCGAAGGGAATAACATCAATGTGCCTTCCATTTCTGGACTCATAAAGATGGGATACTCAACAGTATTCCCTAGAATATCATTGTATGTAAACTGAAAATCAGATGCAGCTTTGGAATGGAACGGTAGGTTGTGTTGATCCTTATAATGTGTGGGGATCTTCATCCAGATCACAAATGATGTGATGCCTGTGTGAGCATGTTCTGGATTGAACTCAGTTGCATATTGGTAGTTTACCCACCAATTCAATCTAAATTCTGGTTTATACTTCAGATCTAAACGTGGGTCAAGATCTATGGGAGGAAAGTAATGCTTTGGGTCTTCATCCAATAGTTGTTGTGTCAAAGGACCTACAACTTCATTTTTGAATACATGATCTACATCTTTCAATCCCAAACTGCCAGATATATTTCCAGCAAGTCTATAACTGTAATCGTTACTATTGTTGACATTATCCTTCTCCGCCTGTTTAACCACAGACCAAAGATAAGTCATCCACTTATCATTAAGTTTAGTTCTATACAATGGGAGATTGGGTAATTCAAACCCTTCCCAAGATATGTCACTCATCTCTCTTTGGATAATAAACTTCAACGTAAGATTCACACTTAGGGCAGTGGAGATTAGTTACGAAACTATACTCCTCTGCAAAGGGACAGTCATTGTCCCCTCCCCATATAAGTTCAGTATTGCAATGCCAGCAATTCATTTCTTGAAAACTCCAAGTCTGACTAAAAGATACATTGACAATACTGTCCAGAATACAACTTCTAATCCTATGTTATTCATTAGATACCTACAATTTTTCGTTGTCTTTCAAAGTAGTTATGAAGCAACCATGAACTACTATTTTTCTTATCAGTTCCTCCGACACCGAACTCCATTTCAACTCTAGGATCATTACCAAACTTATCCATCTCTGGTGTGTTATCTGATCCTCTGTCTCCACCATTGGCAAAGACTACGGTTTGTGCAATCTCTAAACATCTTTCGATTGCGTGGCAGGCAGAACCGTGTTCATCATCTTCTACTGTGATCACGGCATCAACAACATCTAAATGTCGAATGATCTCTGCCCGTTCTTTCCATGACATGAAGTATTGTCCTTTCTTCTTAGTCAACCATTCTTCCGTGTTCAACCCCACTACTAGGTAATTTGTAAGATCTTTTGCTTGCTCGAAGTAAGCAATGTGGCCACTATGAAGAGGATCAAAACCGCCTGTGACTAGAGTAAGTATTCTCTTCTTAGTCATCAAACTCTCCTTTTCTAGCTAAGTATACTTTAACATCATTATACTCTCTTTCTATACTTTTTGCAAACCAGTTGGCAGGGTCTCTGGATTCAAAGACTTTCATCTGTCTGTCAGAGAATATGCCGTCATCTGTCCAGCATACAATGTATCGTGTCATGAGAAGAATGATTCAAGTGTGTTCTTGCGTTCGGTCTCCCAACCGATGCAATCAAGGATAACCTTTACAGGTTCCATAAATGACTTATTGAACTGTAGTTCATAGTCAATATGTTTATCTAGGTCAAGTTCTGTTGGGAAATCTTGAATGAAAGATATAACATTTTCGTGCATCCAATTTGGTGTCTTCAAGTAGCAGAACTTAATCTTCTCACCATTTTGAATAGCAGCATATTTATTAGTCAACTTCTTCTTCTTTGTGTAGTGATTATATAAGATTGCACCACGAACATGAATGGGACATCCCTTGTGATACATGTCCGTAGATGACTTCCATTTCTCTACGTTTGATAGACTACGAGGAAAAGCAACTTCCTCTGGTGGTAATGATTTAAACTCTGCCCTACACTGTTCAATATAGTCGATCACTTCATCTTCTGTTCCCGACATCAAAAGTTTGAAAGCATCTTTCAAGAACTTACGACATGGTGCAGGGGTAGAAGTTTTGATTGCTTCAATACCCATGATCTTAAGTTTTGCCTGTTCATATCTCACACCCTCACTATCCCATACGTTGAGAATATATCTTTTCTTTGCAGTCCAAATACCACGATCAGCGATATTCTCCCGCTTCATGATCATCTTCTGGTCGTAGGCGTTGACGTATTCGGCCAGTTCTTGGTAAGAACTCTCAATATAAGGCTCAAGTTCCATTTCACACACCTTATTAAGGAACGAGACGATGCTTTCAGTAGTCGCTTCTCGGCCTTCGTATACACGGTCAACCAAAGGACCCATATGCAAATAGATAGAATCAGTATCACTAGCAATAACATAATCTTTATCCTCCGTTTTTAAGATAGTATTCATTTTTTTATTCATTTTGTTCTCAATCCATCGGATTGATACCTGTCCAGATAGAGTGATGGCCTCTGCGTTCGCAAGTTTGTAATAACGAAAGTATTGATTACCAATAGCGCCATAAGCACTATTAAGGGCGATCTTCTTGGACATTTGGACGTTGTTGCATCTTGCAATCTCTTTTTCCAGTTCCTTAGTAGGGGTTTTTTCATAGGCTTTCTTTGCTTTGATCATCCTCTTCTTGAAGATGACACGTTCGTTATACATCTTCTCCATCAACTCAGGGAGAAAACCTTTCTTTTCCTTACTAAACATTGCACCATTGGCACAAACTGCATAGTCCTTGTACATTTCAAAGGTAATCTCTTGATTGAGAAGTTTCTCCACCGTGGCACTAGGATGTTTCTTTTCCTGTAGTGTTTCTGGGGAAATATTGTACTGCATGATGAGGTGTGGATACAGTGAGTTCAAGTCAAAAGAAACCACCCAGTCATACTTACCAGGCTTAGGTTCTTTCACATACGCACCAGCATACTTTTCATCCTTCTTATTACGATCCTTTTGTGGGATCACAATATTTTTCTTCTTAAGATAGTTGTAGATGATTGCATCCCATGTGCGAACTTGGAAAGCAACGTCACTAAAGTTTATCTTGGCATCATATGCTCGAGTACAACATAGATCAATCAACTTGAGTTTATCCTCAAGACGGTCAACCAGTTCCACGTCAACGATGTTGTAATCTACAAACTTCTGCCAGTTCTTTGTATAGAACTCACGGAATGTATCGAACTCACTGTGATCCAACTTCTGTTGACCGAGTTCCATCATGGCAATATGATCCAATCGGAAACTCTCTTGGTTAGGAGTTGCAGGGGATTTCTTGTATAGATCAAGATAGTCAATGATAGAGATGCCTGCCAGATCATATGAGATATTATCTCGACCAGCAATCTTGATTTCATTCTTACGAACCACACCCCAAGGAGAGAACTTCTTAGTCATCTTCTCACCCATAAGTCGTTCTACCCTACCTACAAGGTAAGGGATATCATACAGTTCACAGTTCCACCCTGTAATGACCTCAGGCGTGTGTTTCTGCCACCAGTCTAGGAATGTATAGATCAGACCTTCCTCGTTATGGCAGTCAATATATGAGTAGTTTTTTTTGTTCGGATTGGTCTGGTATGGACGTGATCCGAAGGTAGTAATTCTTTTGGTATTGTAATCTTGTACAGTGATTAGAAGTAATTCTTCTGCACAATTAAAAACATCGGGGAATCCACTCTCTGCGGCAACCTCGATGTCAATGGTGATTAGATTAATTTTGCTCAGGTCAAACTTGATCTCATCTTCTGGGTAATTCTCAGAGATATATTGATGAACATACCTTTCATTACCGTAGATGTTGAAGTTTTGAACGGCAGAATATTTGTCAATAAACTCCCTACAATCTTTGATAGTGCCAGGTTTTACTGGTTCTACACGTTGACCATCAAGGGTCTTCCACTTACTTCTTTTCTTTGTAGGCACATAAAAGGTAGGATGAAACTCCTCCCTGTCACTAAAATGTCTCCCATTGTCGTATCCTCTGACCAGCATACTGTTGCCGATCTGGAAAACATTAGTGTAGAATTTCATGCGGTTGCCAGTTTCAAATACGAATCAATAAGTTCTCGGTGGGGTTCCACCAACGTCACTATCTTATCAGATGATATCATAATTTCAATATCATCTGTCACTTTCTTTAACCAAGGTGACATTTCCTCACCGTCTAGTTGGTAAGGCGACACCAGTTTACAATTTGGATCTCCTATATCAACAGCAGCGACTTCCTCTACTCCTGAGATTAGGACATCTCCACTAACTAGGACTAGAATCTTTACTTCCTGTTCCATAAATCTTATTCTCGTAGGATTGTTTGACCATTGGTTTTGGTTCTACTATCGCAACAACCCAGCTAGGATCAATCGATATCTTTTTCTCATCAGACAAAGGCATCCAAGGATAGTATTGCACACTGTACTGTGTTTCAGTCTCCTCTTTTCCTTCAGTAAGCATCACAGGTGCTTCAACCAACTTACAACAGTAAGCGTTTTCAAGGACTACAAAGATGGGTTTGTCATCCGCATCAACAAGTTCCTTTACATCTGCGATGACTTCTTCATTAGATTTAAGTAGTACCAGTTTGACGGTCATTGCACCAGTATATAGTTTGCAAAGCGGATACTCAGAATCGAACTGAGGACAAGAGGTTGGAAACCTCGTATTTTACCATTAAACTACATCCGCATGGGGGAGGTTGGATTCCTGTATACCAACAAGAGGAGGGCATTTCTACAGTTTAGAATTACTCCTCTGCATAAGACCTACTTGGTTTGTAGTTCTACTGTTCCCAGCAGCGGGCACCACCCCTGTCTTATCACCTTAACCAGCTATATGCCAGTAAGTTTATTCAGTCACTCCCAGTAAGGTGATCAGCCTTACAAAATTATTATAGTAGGATCTGTGTATGGTGTCAACCCCCTTTAATAAATCCATTTTTTTCTAACCATTCTTTAGTCATAGGTGTGGGTGGATAGACTTCCCACATATTACCATCAGCACATGCTTTCAGTGCGTCCATTGTCATGTTCTCAGTTTTCCCTGCCCAAAATGCTTCTTTCTCCCAAGGGATTGCGTGAGGTGTTGCAGCATAAGTTTTAGTAGCAATGTCTTGCCAGATCTTAGGAACCTTTTCCTCATCCATAATAATAGCAATCATACTATTATCGATAGTGCCTGCCATACAATCTTGTGCAGCGTGCCATCCTTCATGACGCATCACACTCATGAGTGCGGAAGGGCGACCCATATATGCTTTGTTCAAAAAGAAATTGTTACCGACTGTGTGATATACTCCACGATTTCCTACAGGAAAATATTTTTCATCTCCCAGATAAACTTTTACTCCCACATAATTAAGTGCTATCAACATCTCATGGAATTCTCTAGCCACATGATCAAAACTCCTATCATAATTGTCAGAGATATCTGCAATAGAGAATACTTCTTGAACACCCTCAGTACATTCTAGCAACATCATACATCCCATTGCATCATTAGTATACCACCCTTTAGTGATTTTACTTTCGATGGGTTTGGGAAATGGATTTGCAATGACTGGAGCAGTTAACAATAGACCAATACATGTAGCAATAAACTTTTTCACGGATTACTCCCAAAATACCATTATAACAGAAAAAATATATTATCCCCTTTCTCTAGGATTTTTTAATCTCCAAGGTCCTGATTTGAAAACATCTAAGCAAACCCACTTAGCATAGTGGATACCTCGGTAACAGAGAAAAGCAAAGACCTTCTCTGGATTGTGTTTTTCTGGATCGTATTGTGGAATCTCTCTTGGTTCCCATGTAAGTTTTAACATGATCTTTACCTCCTGTAACAATATTTAGGAAGTAATGTTAAAAAATGCAAACATTACATAAAGATTTAAT